TCTCGTCGACGGTGCCGGCCGGCATGGTCGTGCTTATAAATGCCGACGACCTGATGGTGGTGCAGGGCGACACGCCGCGCTTCGATGTCTCGGATCAGGCAACCCTGCATTTCGAGGACACGACGCCGCTGCAAATCACCACGGGCGCGCAGGGCAGCGCGGTGGCGGCAACCCCGGTGCGGTCGATGTTCCAGACCGACAGCCTGGCGCTGCGCATGATCCTGCCGATGAACTCGGCGATGCGGCGGGCCGGTAGCGTTGCCTGGGTGACCGGCGTCACTTGGTAAAGCCGCGACGATACGGATGGCGGAAACCGGCCCTGCGCTTGTGGGGCCGGCTTATCGAAAAGGAGAGTTTAGATGGCGGACGCGAACCCGGAGCTTCGGCAGGAGTACCAGCAACGGAAGGAACGGACGGCAACGCTGACCAACGCGACGTTACAATCGACGGACGGCAGCGTCCTAGTGCCGACCCCGACGCAGGAAGAGAACGACCTCCTGGCGCTCGGCCTGATGCACCCCGACGAAAAAACCCAAAGCCCGCAGGATAAGGCGATGCCGTCAGTGGCAGCGCAGCAGGCGTATCTTGCGAGGGGCGAGGCTCTTCCCAGCGCCCCGCCGGCAGCAGCGCGGCCAGCCCCACCACATCGACAGCCCGAACCCGAGCGCAGCGTGCCCCGCGCCGAACGCTCCTAGATGGCGATGCTGACGCGGGTGGCGGAGGCGGCAACCCGCATCTTCCGCCCGCGGCAGAAGCAGTTCGGCGGGCCGTTCATGATGCCGGTGGGGGCCAGCGGTATCCCGCCGTCATGGCCGGCGAATTTCTGGCAACTCGGCTATGACCCGCTGCGCCCGAGCGGCTCGGCTGTGGTCTATGCCTGCCGTCAGGCTTATGCCCAGACGATCAGCATGTGCGCCGGCACGCACTGGCAATCGGACGGCGAGGGCGGCCGCGAGCGGGTGACGACATCGGCGTTGTCGCGGATACTGAAGCGACCGAACGCCTATCAGTCGCCGACCGATTTCTTTCTTTATCTCACCGATTGCCTCTATGGCGAGGGCGCCGCCTTTGGGCTGGCGATCCGCAACAACCGCTTTGAGATATCCGAAATTCACCTGATGACGCCGAGCCAGTGCTCGGTGAGCGTCGGGGCGGACGGGGCGATTTACTACCAGCTTGCCGGAAATGCGGTTGTCGAGCGCCTGTTTGCCGACGACCGACAGGCGTTGCAGCGGGTGCCGGCGCGCGACGTGCTGCATGTGCGGCTGCCGAACCCGCGCAACCCATTGCAAGGCTGCGCACCGTTAGAGGCGGCGCTGCTGGAGATCAGCGTGTCGAACGCAATGGTGGCGCAGACGTTGGCCTATGCCGCCAATCAGGGACGGCCATCGGGCGTCTTGCAGACACCGGCCAGCTTTCACGACAAGCCGGAAGCGGTCGAGCGGTTGCGCGCCAAGTGGAACGAGCACACCCAGGGCATCAACGCCGGCGGCACGCCGATTCTGACCGATGGCCTGACCTGGCAGTCGGCCGTGGTCAACAGCCGCGATGCGCAACTGGCCGAGATGCTACAGGTCAGCGACCAGCGCATCGCCACGGCCTACCGCGTTCCGCTGCCGCTCCTGTCGTTGATGGCGGGCACCGGGCCGCAAGGTTCGACCGAGAGCCTGATGGGGTTCTGGGTGTCGACCGGGCTCGGCTTCGCGGCAAACCTGATCGAGGACGCGTTCGGGCGGGTGTTTGGGCTGGGGGGGTGGCCCGACGACTATCTCGAGCTCGATCTCGAGGCATTGCTGCGGGCGAATTTCCGGGACCGGATCGAGGGGCTCGCCCGCGGCGTTCAGGGCGGCATCTTCTCGCCCAACGAGGCGCGCGCCAAAGAGGATCTGCCGGCCATGCCGTTCGGCGACGAGCCGCGGGTGCAACAGCAGGTCGTCCCGCTGAGTGCCTGGGACAAGGCGCCGCCGGCGACCCCGGCACCGGACGCGCCGCCGCCGGCACCGCCCGCCGGCTCGGATGGAGGGGGCGATGCAACAGATGCCGCAGCAAAAGCAGTCGCCGCTTTCCGCCGACGCGCAGCGAATGCCGCCGACACTCTCGCCGCTTGAGGCGCTGGCCGACGAGCTCGGCGCCTTTGCCTCGCGGGTCGAGCGCGAGATCAACCTGTCGCTGGCAACGGCGCTGGCCGAATTGCGCGCCAGCCGCGCCGAGATCGAACTGCAGGTCGAGCGGGGGGTTGCCGAGAGGCTGGCCGCTCTGCAAGACGGCCCGCCGGGGCCGCCGGGGCCGCCGGGGCCGCCGGGGCCGCCTGGAGAGCGTGGAGAGATGGGTTTGCCGGGCGACACCATCCCAGGGCCGCCCGGCGAACAGGGGCCGCCTGGGCCTGCGGGCGCGCCCGGTGAACCCGGCGCGCCAGGTGACCCTGCGGAGCAGGTGGAACTGGCGGCGCCGGATTATCTGGTGCCGGTATTGGGCCGGGCTCTCGCGCTGCTGAACGAGGCGCCATCGCTGCCCGAATCGAGAGCTGCGCCGCCCAGCATCACGCTCAACATGCTGGCGCCGGGTGGAGTGCGGCGGAAGACGATCACGACGCAGCGCGACGCTGACGGCAACCTGACGGCCGAGGTGGTCGAGGATGAGTAAGTCCGACAGTTGGGAAAATGCGCTGCTGTTGCTGCTGTTCAACAATACGAATGCCGCCAATATCGGCGATGCGACCGGGTTGCGCGGTAGCACGACCCCGGGCTCGCTGTACCTGTCGTTGCACACCGCCGATCCCGGCGAGGCCGGCACCCAGACGACCAGTGAGATTGCCTACACCGGCTATGCGCGGGTTGCGGTCGCGCGCGGTGCCGCCGGGTTTACCGTCACCGGCAGCAGTGTCGCGCTGACGGCGGCGGCATCGTTCCCGGCCGGCACGGGCGGCTCGGGCACCGCGAGCTATTTCGGCATCGGCACCGCGCTCAGCGGCGCGGGCGTGCTGCTGTACTCGGGCACGGTCACACCGAACATCGTCTGCGGCAACGGCATAACCCCGCAACTGACGACCGCGGCCGGGCTGGTGACGGAAGACTAATGCCGTTGCAGCGCATCTCGGACCTGACGGCCGGCACACCGCCCTACAGCGGCGCGGCGCTGATCGAGGTTTCGGTGCCGACCGGCTCGTCGCCGCCTTATGTCTCGCGCAAAGCCAACGTGAGCGACCTGTTATCGGCGCTCGGGACGGATGCCCGGTACGTCGATGTTGCCGGCGACACGATGACCGGCAACCTGACGACAACGCAGGTGGACACCACCGGCGCGGCCGAGGCCGGCGGCTATTGGTGGGAGGACGCCGCCGGAAGTTGGGCGTGGTACACCTCGACCGGCGCCGCGCGGTTGGTACGCTGGACGCCGGGCCGGGTGACGGCAACCACGGCGCTGTCGGTAGACAATACGACCGGAGTGCTGACGCTGGGGCAGCCGCTGCCGATCGGCAGCGGTGGGACCGCGGGCACGACAGCGGCGGCAGCGCTCGCGAACCTGGGTGCGGCGCCGATCAATGCGCCGCTTCTCACGGGTAACGCGCGCTCCACGACCCCGGCAACCGCCGACAACAGCATTTCGATTGCCACAACCGCCTACGTCAAAGCGCAGAGTTATCTGACGACGAGCGGCATCAGCGGCATGACGGCGGGGCAGATCCCGATCGCCGCGACGGCGACGACGATTACCTCGTCGGGCAACCTGTCGGGAGCGGTAACGACTAGCGGCAGCCTGGCAACAACGCTGACAACCAACGCCGTTGCCACGACGCACATCACAAACTCGAATGTCACCTACGCGAAACTACAAAACATGGCGGCCAGCCGGGTACTTGGTAATCCTACCGGGTCTGCGGCGGCGCCCTCGGAGATAAGTCTCGGCACGCTGCTATCGTTTAGCGGCACGACGCTGAACGTCGCCCAGACCTATGTCAGCAACGCGGTGGCGAGCGGCTCGGCGCTGGCGCTGACCACCAGCGTGACGCGAGATATCACGAGTATTTCGCTGGTGGCGGGGGACTGGGATGTCGAGGGTTCGATTTGGGTAACTTTGGGCGGCACTACCTCGCTGATCGCCGGCTGGGTGCATAACGTGAGTGTGACCGAGCCGACGCTTGGCGTGGCCGGTCAGTTTTACTTCAATTTTCCGCAAACCTTTCTGGCGGCGGCGCCGACCGGGATGAAGCGTTTCAACCTCGGCAGCACAACCACTATTTATTTGTCGGTGGTGGCGGCTTTCACCTCGACGGCCAGCGCATACGGTGAGATCAGGGCGCGGCGGGTCGGATGATTACGCCGCTGGCGATTGCCCCGGCAGCCGGAAGCGCCGCCGGCACGGCTCGTGCGACGGCGCAGGGCGGGGTTTACGGCTCGGCTATCGGCTACCGGCTGACCGAGGACGACGCCGGGCGGCTGACTGAAGACGGGCTCGACTATCGAATACTCGACGGCGCGGTAACGCTGGCATCGGTCGGCAGCGCCGCGGGAACCGGCGCGGCGGCGGCGAGCGTGACAACCATCGGCAGCGTTGCCGGGAGCGCTATCGGCACCAGCGTCGTTGCCGCAACTGGCGCGGGCCGCAGCGCCGCCAACGCCGCGGCGGCTGGCACCAGCGCGGTTGCCGCGGTTTCGTCTGCTGGCGTGCTATCGGCCGCAGCAGGCGCAACCGCCGGGTTGGGCACAGTCGCCGCTACGGGCGCGAGCGTGGCTGCGGCCAATGCCGCGGCGGCGGGCACCAGCACCGCGGCGGCGATAAGCGAAGCGGGCGCGCTCGGAGCGGCGGCGGCCAGCGCGGCGGG